ATTTCCAATGGCATTGTGCGCCTGAACGCACCTGCCGGGTACGCCATCTCGCTCGGTTTATCGACAGGCGGCAACAACTATGTCACTGGCGGAACGATCTCTGGCATGACCGTTGCCGGCAAGTATTACGCTGATTCGACGCCGCACGGCATTGTTATCGGTGAATCAGTTACCGGCAGCGTAGAAGGCTGCACGGTGCGCGACGAGTTCGCAGGCATATTGGCTAGCCTTTCCACGAACGCGACGATACGCGGCAACCTGCTGTTTGATTGCTACGGCCCTTCCATCTACGTGAAGGGCATCACGGCTGGCACCGTTTCGCACAACACGATTGTTGTATCCACGCGCAACCCGCAGCGGCTTCGTGGTCATATCCACGTTAACGCTCAGGGCACTAATACTACAGCCGTCACGATTGAGGACAATCTGGTTATCGTGCAGGACATGTCTCAGACCTCCGGGATTCTGGCCGGTTACGAGGCATCGCAGGGCTGCACGTTCCGCAATAACTGTTACGTGATACCTGACACGGTAGACCTCAGCAGTGACATATTTGAGATTGCCGGGGTGGATTCAACATTTGCTGAATGGCTGGCAGACGCGAATGTAACAAATGACCGCATCGTGCAGTTGCCACAGGCGAAGATTAACGAGATTGTATCTCGGTACAGGGCAATAGCAGATTACGCAACGCATACGGCTGGGTCGGCAGCGCCGATGCGCATCGGGTTGTAGACGAATACACATACATGACCACAATCGCCTACCGTGACGGAGTTATCGCAGCAGACACGCAGGAGACATGGGAGGACGGTTCGTTTACTCCATGCGTAAAACTTTACCGAATGCCGAAGTCGGTGGCCGAGGTCGGCGGGCATATTGTCGGGCTGGCCGGCGGGAGTTATGCGGGCGAGTTGTTTCTTGAGTGGTATCAGGTCGGTGATTGGGACAATCCACCAGACCTTGTGAACCTTGACTTAGAGGAAGATTTTGAGGCCATCATTGTCAAGCCTGATGGTTCCCTCTGGTCGTGTAACAGGTTGTTCGCGTTTATCCCTCACAAGACGGAATACTTCGCTACTGGTTCGGGTGGCAAAGTCGCGCTAGGCGCAATGGCGATGGGCGCAACAGCAGAGGAAGCGGTCAGAGCCGCAATAAAGCACGACTGTTATACAGGGGGAAGGGTTCAGACGATAGGGGTTATGGATGACTGACTATGCGGCCCTCATGGGCTATGCGAACTCTGACCGGCAACGGGAGGTGTTAGATGCATGTCTCGCCGCTGGGACTGTAAAGGCCGCAGCAGACAAGCTAGGCATCACCGAGCGGAATGTCTACGAGAACCTGAGTCGCATACGGAAAGCGGCGGCACTGCGGGGCTTTTCGCCCGACCACGATATGACGCGGCCCGCGCCGGATGGGTACAAGGTCAAAGGAACGTCCACCTACTACGACGAAGATGGCAACGTCCGTGGTCAGTGGGTGAAAACGGACGTTGACCGCGATGCGCGGTTACAGGCGATGCAGGATGCGCTACTCGCCACATTTGAGGACATAGCCCCGCTACCGGCGGTTAAGTCGCCAAAAAGGGCGAGTAAAGACTTGCTCACGGTCATACCGCTAGGCGACCCCCATCTTGGCATGTACGCATGGGCGGATGAAGCGGGGCAGGACTTCGATACTGATATTGCTGCCGAGCAGTTGAAGGCGGCGGTAGACCGGCTGGTATCCGTCGCGCCTGCGTCGCACACGGCGATTCTGGATAACCTGGGCGACTTCTTCCACGCCGATAATATGGAGAACAAGACCCGGCGCTCTGGCAACGTGCTGGACGTAGACACACGTTGGGCGCGGGTGCTTAGTATCGGTGTTGATACCATGATTCATCTGGTGCGCAGGATGCTGGATCACCACAAAAAGGTGATTGTGCGCAACAACATCGGCAACCACGACGAGCATAGTTCTATCATGCTCTCGATTGCGATGCAGGCATTCTTCCGCAACAACAATCGGGTGCAGATAGATGTGAGCCCGAGTCCGTTCTGGTACTACAGGCACGGCGAGGTGTTGATCGGCACTACGCACGGCGACCGCACGAAACCGGCAGCACTGCCGCAGATTATGGCGACCGACCGACCGCTGGATTGGGGCGAGACAAAGTACCGATATTGGTACACCGGCCATATCCACCATCAGAGCCGCTATGAGTTCCCTGGTTGCCAGGTCGAGAGCTTTCGGACGCTGGCGGCATCAGACGCATGGCACCACGGACAGGGGTATCGCTCTGGCCGGGACATGCACTGCATCGTCCACCACCGGCAGCAGGGCGATCTGGAGCGGCACCGGGTCGGGATTGAGCAGCTATGAGCGCATTTGACAGGCAGGAAGGCGGGAGCCATTACAAGGATTTAGCTATTCAGCCGGCAGAGTTCCTGCGGGCGCTGAACACGCCTCATCTTGAGGGTGAGGTCATATACCGGACACTGCGCCACCGGGCGAAAAATGGCGCGGAAGATATCAGGAAGGCGATTCACGCGCTGGAACTGATATTGGAGTTGGACTATGGAACCGACAGCCGAGATGCTGGTCAGGCGAATAGAAAGCCTTGAGGCCGAGTTGGCTGAGTTACAGGCTGACTATGACGCACTAGAAACCCGATTGCATGACCGCGAGACAGCACTGAGCGTTGCTGTTGCCGAAACTCAGGCCGCGAAGGGACAGCTAGCTATCTGCCAGCGTGAGCAGAAATACGCCCTGATTGCGTAGACTTTTGCCCCAAAAGTCCCATTTTGCCCCAAAAGCGGCGGGGCGATATGCCCCGAAACCGTTGGTATATGGCGCGCCCGGAGAGATTCGAACTCCCGACCTTCTGGTTCGTAGCCAGAAGTGCGAAACCGCGTAAGCTGTTGACTATGTTGGGGAAACGCCCGTTTATTTTTGGGGCAAATTGCAGCGCATCAAGCGTGTAAGTGGTTGAATGGCTTAACCGGCTGGTGGAATTGCCCCAATTATCTGAGCGGCTTTACCTTGTCAGGTTTCCGCCGGTAGACCCGCTGCGTAATCTCTGGCCGGGTGTGCCCGAGGCGCTTCTGAGCGGCTTCCAGATCGTCGTCTGACGCGGATTTAGCCCGCAGGTCGCGGAAGGCGAACAGGTCGTGACCAGCCTTGCGCATCTTCTCACGCAGCCGCCGCCACGCGCTGTCAAAGCCGGTCGGGGTTATCTTATGCCCGTTGCGATTGCTAAAGACGTAGCGGCGAACAGGTGGCCCCAGGGCGAGCGCAGACTGCACGATGTAGTCGAGTTCGTCCGACCATTCCAGTAGCAGCAGCGGCCCGCCTTTGCTGGCTTGAATGACGATTCCTTCATCGGTCAGATCGTCCCGGGTGATAGCCAGTATCTCGCCGCGCCTGCGGCCTGAGACTTCGGCAAAGTCGATCAGCAGGGCGTACATGGGCGGGGCGTATTTCTTTGCCGTGTCGCGTTCTTCGTCGGTCACATAGACTTCTGACCGGGCGCGGGGGAATTTCTTCACATGCCGGCAGGGGTTTTCGTCGACCAGTCCGAGCTCGATGGCGAGGGTGAACAGGGAGCCGAGCAGGGCAACGTGGTTATTTGCGGCGGCTGGCGTGTCGCGCAGTTCGTTGCGGAACTGGTAGACATGCCGGGGGCGAACATCTCGCGGTCTGCCGTGGCCGAATTTGCGCTTTATGAGCGGCATCATAGAACGGACATCGCGCTGCCAGCTTGCTGATTTATCCGGCAGTATTTCAGCCATGTAGCGGTCGCAGAGGTCGGCTATCGTGCGGATTTCGCGCTGCTCACAGTTTTCCTGATGCCATGTCCATGCTTCTGCAACTGAATCAGCGACTGGAACCTTTTTGCCTTTAATGCGGGCGCGGAACTTCCGCCCATGCTGCTCAATCCCGGGCGGCAGGTGGTGGTTCTTTGTTCTTTTTCTTCCCATCAGGGGGCGAGTTCAAAGCCTCGATCTGGCTGGTGGTCGGCGGGCATCAGAATAGCATCAACGGCGGCGCGCAGCACGACTAGGGAGTCGTCTGTTCGCCGCCCGTAGGGTATGCCCATCCGGTCGAGTTCTGCGGCTTGCCGGCGCTTGTCGCGCCGCCCGGTTAGTTCGACGATTTCTGACGGCTTTAGGCGTTTCACCGCGCTACCTCACTCACCCCCGGCCTCCTTGATTTCTCCCCGCAGCCGCTCAATCTCTGCCTGCTGCTGGCGGTAGGCGAGGAGCAGTGGACGCTTACACTCCCGCCACCGACTCCATGCGTTAGCGTTAATCTCGTCCGGCTCGGTGGCGTATTGGTTACGAAACTCCACCTCAAAATCACAGTGGGGGCAGGCTGCATACGCCCACTTCGCATGGTCGTCGCAAGCTATGCCAAGCTGGTCAGGCTTTAGGCCGCAAGCGGGGCACAACTCTGTAATCTCCGCATCCCCGACCGGCTCAACGTAGGGCTTGAGCATGGCGATTAGTTCGGCCTCGCGGTCAGTGAGTCGTTTCAGCCATGCTGCGTTGTACGGCACATCGCCAGGCAGGCCACCGAATAGCTCCTTGCAGTCGATAACGTGACGCGCCTCAATCTCAGCAAGCCGCTTGCGTGTGTCAGTCATCTTTGTCTATTACCCCCGTATATTCGTCCCATTCGCCATTACTAAGATCGCAAAGCACGGCGGACACTATTTGTGGGGTTGGCTCACCTATTGCTTCTTGTGTGGTGCGAGAAAACAGATAACCAAACGCGCCATCAACCTTCAGGTAAGTATTTTCATCCGCCCAATTAGCCCGCCGGATACGGCGAACTTCCTTTTTTCGTGTGTCAGTCATTAGGTGGCTCCGGTAGTGGCATCCAGTGGGTGATATTGGGGTCTATGCGTGTGTCAGTCATTAGTGGTTCTCCAGTTCATCGCGCAGGGCGCATAGGTCGTTAATGCTCATCGCCCACCTCCGTTATTTACTACGTCCATGATCAAATAGACCGCAACCCCGCAACAACCCACAAAGAAAACAAACCAAAGCAATGCTTCCGCGTCAGTCATTAGGTGGCTCCGGTAGTGGCATCCAGTGGGTGAAACTGTTTACGTTTAGCCCGCGCTCACCATATATTGACCAGAATTGTTGACCGTGTATGTTCGTCAAATATCCCGCCTGCACCACATGAGGGTTGCTCACCTCATCGGGCTGGTTTTCATACGAATTGCAGTCCATCAGCGCAACTTTTCGGTGTTCATCCGGCAATTTCTCGCTGACCTGTATCCATTCATTTCCATTGCGTGCGTCAGTCATGGCAGTTTCCAGAAGGCAATCGCGCAGGGCGTTGCGCTGATTAGTAGCAGGGATAGGAGGGGGAGGGTTTTCATTAGCCGTCACCTGCACCTGCACCGTAACCGCAACCGTAACCTTCACCTGCACCGTCACCGGCACCTGTACCGAAACCGGCAACGTAACCGAAACCGGCACCGGCACCGGCACCGGCACCGGCACCGTCACCGTAACCGCCATTCGCCTCACTCATTGTGGTTCGGCTGCGCTTTAATGCTTGCCGCCGCCTCAGTTGAGCATTCGATAATTTCGCAATTCTCGGTCAAGTGAAGCGTTGGGACAGGCTTGCCAACCTTGCTGTCGCCGTGCAATCCATCAACCGCAACCCCCGACAAAAACGCCGCGCCATTGGCGGGCTTCCAGTACCAAAGTCTGCGGCTGTCTTTAAGTACGCACTCGCGCCCGTTGTGGGCGACAAGTACACCCGCATGAACCCCAGCATCGCGGCAGCGCACGATAACGAACTTGCCAATCATGCCGTTGTCAAGCGTCTGGTGGTCTTTACCAGCAATAAGTTCTTTAAGGTCGTTTAGTGATATTTCCATTTTCAGTTACCTTCCGTCACTCGTCCACACGTATTCCCACCCGCGCTGATCGCACCACGCTTTGTCCACATGGGTCTGCAAATCCGTGCAGACGATATATTCCATATCCCGCGTCTGGCACTCGCCGTATTCAAGCGGCGCGACGTAGGGCGTGGCACTGATTAGCAGCAGGGCGGCGATTGTGAGAACGGTTTTCATTCGTAAGCCACCTTTCCATGCGCCTCAAGATGGTGCTTGCGGCAAAGCCACTCGACGTCCAGGGGCTTGCTGTAGTCGTGGTGATGCGCTTGCGCCTTAGGATCACCGCAGACCCGGCAGGGCTGACGGACTAATCGACCGTCGCGGATGGCATTACCAACCAAATAGTGCGCCTTGTACTTGGCCGGATTCTTCGCCCGGCGTTTGCGCTGGTACTGTATGCAAGCCTTCTTGCGTTCGGGCCGCTGAAACCGCTCCCGCTCATACTGAGCATAGTATTCACGCCGCTTCCGGTAATTGGCGGCAACGTCTGCTTTGGTGCATTCCTTGCACTTGTTGAGCCTCCTGTCGCGCATCGCGCCGTGCCGATAAAAGTCGGTAGGCGGTTTAAGCACACCGCACTTGAAGCACTCCTTTGCTTCGACAGCATCCATTACACGAGACCGCGCAACGGGCTAAAGGGAATGTCCTGGTCAGCAGCCCCACCGACACCATCCAGCGAATCTTCCGGCCCATGATTAGCAGCCGGGGCTGCTTGGGGAGCCTGGAATGACTGCCCGCCGCTGGACTTTGAACCAAGCATCTGCATATCACGAGCTTCAATTTCAGTGGTGTAACGGTCGTTGCCGTTCTTGTCCTGCCACTTGCGAGTCTTGAGCTTGCCCTCGATGTAGACCTGCGAACCCTTGCGCAGATATTCCCCGGCAACTTCGGCCAGCCGCTTGAACATCACTACGCGATGCCATTCGGTGACTTCTTTCTTCTCGCCCGTCTGCTTGTCTTTCCACGACTCTGTTGTCGCCACGCTCAGATTGCAGACACAATCGCCGGAAGGCATGTATTTCGTTTCGGGGTCAGCACCGAGGTTGCCTATGATGATTGCTTTGTTGATGCCCTTTGCCATTACGCGGCCTCCTGTTTGTTTTCGCTCATGCGACTCATTGGTCTATCCTCTTAGTTTCGACTTCGGGCAGCGTCGGCTTTTTCCGGCGCTTCGGTTGCGTGTCCGAATCCAGACACGCTAGAAAATCATCCAGCAGGGGGCGCATCGCTTCGATGTATTCGTCAGAGCGAATCACCCACCACGCCCGCGCCTCGTCCGGTGTCCATTGGCAGAAAACCACGCGGTCAAAATCAGCTATCCACATCTGCCCCTGCACTTGCGGGATGTAGTGATCGGGCACCTCGTCCGTCAGGCTTTGCGGGCATTTCACTTCCAGCCCGACCCGCTGGTGGCTTCCGTCCGGCGTTGTGCCGAAACGTCCGTCAACGTGGTGAACCTGGTTGCCCCCGGTGTTCCAGAACAGCATCCCGGTGATAGCTTCCGCTGCCGCGACTGCGCGGTGTTCGTTGTCGATGCCCCATTGCATATTCGCGTTGATGGGGTCGCGGTTTTCCCGCCCGGTCATTACCCGCCATAACTTCTGACGTGACTGCCACGGGCTTATCCCCATCGCGCCTGCGAAGTTGCTTGATGTGAGAATCACGCGGCTTCCTTCGCGGCATCAACATCGGCGGCGCGGCTTTTCAGCTTCTCCCACCATTCAGCCTTACCGTTGGCAATCGCCTCGCGTTCTGCCAGTTTGATGCCCTCCCATGCTGTCTTAAGCGCGTTCAGCCCGCCTTCCGCAGCTTGTGAAAGGGTGGCTTCAGCGCCCGTTGTATCTACAGGCTTGCGCCCCTGTCCGGCGTTGCCATCATCATCGGCCTGCGCGAGTCCGGTAATCGCGGCGAGGCAGTAGCGGCGAAGGTATGTCAGGGCAGAACCGTGCGCGTGGGGGCCGGGTTTCTGCGGTGCCATGCTTGCCTCGCAGCCGATGTATTCACCGGACGAATGGGCGAGCAGGGTCGTAAGGCTGACCAGCCCGTCCGTATTCCCCGGCAACTGCGTCAGCGCGATGCCGTGTTTGTTCAACGCGGGCATGGTTGCATCAAGGCAGGACGAAAGGTCGGCGTATTTCGATTTGAAGTGCGGATTGGTGCTGTCGGTGACAGCTTTCGCCATTTCCGACTGCGCCTTAGCCAATGCCGCCGAAATCGCGCCGATGCTGTCGCTGGAAAAGATTTTCATGGCAAACTCCGTTCGATATGTTCGTTAAACGCGGCCTCGTAAATGTCCTGGCCGCACTCGGTTTCCCTGTCCTGCTCGTCGTAGCAGGCTTCGACTAGAAAGTCGGAACCCCACCCGGTTGTTACGCAGCGGTACTTACGCCCATCCACGGTCACGGTGAACTCGTCCCAATTAAGCTGGTGTCGCTCAAGTTCCTGCTGATGTGCTTCGTCTGCTCTCACGGCAATATCCTCCAAAGTGCAATAAACCAACTGGCATACATCACGACCGTTGCGATGGTCAGGTGTGTGCGATACCTGTGATCGCCCGGTTCGGGGAGCATCACAGCGAACCCGCCAGCTCGTAGAAGAACCACAGGGACATGCCGAAACCAATGGCTGCGCAGGACAGCTTGCAAAAGAAGTTGTGCGTGTTCATTCCTCAGTCTCCAACCCTTTCCTGTCGATAATCTCCTGCGCGAACTTGCGCAGCAGTCCGTCGATAATCCGTCCGGCTTCGGCGTGGTCGCCCTCAAGAACGGCATCCAGAATCGCGCCCGCTGATTTGTGTTCGGCTGTGTCGAAGTGCTCAGCGCCGATGGCCTCGCAGATGAGTTCGGTCGGATCGTCGTAGCTGGCGATGTACTCACCTGTAGACATAAGACGAATCGGCTCATCGGTTAGCTGGTTGTTCTTCTCGTACTCCTCAATCGCGCCCGACAACATCGAGTTCTCGCGGTCGAATGGGTCGCATCCAAGAATGTTGATTAGAACTGGTGAAAGTTTGTGCATGACTGCCTCTCCCTTAAGCCTTCTAAGCCCGCTGGCCGTTGCAGTACTGAGTTGGCGTGATGCGGGCGACAAACGCCTCATATGCGCTATCAAGGCTGTATCCATCAGACGCCTCGTCACCGTCTAAGGAATCTCCGAGGATTCGCTCGACCTGATTGCACCAAGCGAACCAAAGTTCTTCGGATGCGGGTCGGTGAGTCTCGTACTGCCAAACTTCTATGTGGTTCATAACTGCCTCTCCCGTTGACTGTGGAGCCAATATACACACGATTGCAAACGGATGCAACTATTTCAATCGTCCGTAGTTGCGCTGCGATGCGGCGCGGTGTATCTATTGCGCAGGGAGGATTGACGTATGGGCAGATACGAAGAAGAAATCAGGGCCGCAGCGATTGCGCGGGAAATTCGTCGGCAGGGGGAGAGCCGCCGCTTGCGACAGGCTAGCTACTTGGGGCTGGTTGTCGGGTTTGCAATGTCGATTGCCGGCATCACAGCGGTCAGGGTGTCAGATGCGCTCAAGCACCGTGAGGTCTCAGTAGAAAGCCCGCAAGCGCCTGCGGATGATGTCAGGGTCAACGATGCCAGCCTCGCGGCAGGATGTAGTCCACTCCGTCAGGATTCGGGCTTGCCTGTTGACAGAGATAACGTCCTCTAAGTCAAGCTCAACCAGCGCGGCGCGGAAGGCGATAAACGCATCCTCCGCGATCTGATCGTCCCGGCTCTGTTCGTAAGGCAGGATGCGGGCTATAGGTATGCCGAGCCGTTTTGCGAACCACCGCGCCTCTGGTTGGTTCTTGTCCCATAGCCCGTCGTTGAAGCGTGTGTCTATCGTGCGTTTGGACGCGCATTTCCCCAACTCTTTGCGCATCTCAGCGTAGAGGTCTTTTTTTGTCTGCCCCTGGCGGGCGATTGCTCCCTCAATCGCTAGCGAGGACTCTGGTTTTTTGAGTGTGTCCATTTGCGCTAGCCTACGCCCTCAGTATGCGCAGAACTTGCGCACGATTGCAAATGCGTGTATTCTCGCCCCATGAATCGTGAAATCGCTATGGCAATAGGGCTTGCGGGCAATCGGCGGCAACTGGCGCTGAAGGCCGGGTTGCCTGTTCGGACGGTCTACTGGCAGATCAACCGGGGGTATTTCGGGCCGAAGCAGGCAGAGGTTATAGCAAACCGATTCGGGCTGGACGCGGAGAAGCTTCGCTCCGCTTAGGTGTTTGTGCGCATGGGGGTTTGTCGCAATGGCGAAAGCCAGCGGTGAAAACAATCTGAGTTTACGCGGCGGGGTGAAGTCTCCTTCCTCCCTAGTTGCCCCCGCCGTGCCTCGCCCCGTATCCGACCGGATGCGGGGCTTTTTCTTTTGTCGGGTGCGTGGCTTGCCCTCGTTTAGAGGGCTTTTTTCTTGAAGAAAAATGACCAAAAGGTGCGGATCGAAATCTGCAACTGGGACAAGCACCAACGAGTGATGAAGTCCAACAAAACGCAGCGGGATTGGGTCGCGTTATCCACCCGGCTGATGCACGACCCCGACTTTTTTAACCTCACAATCGAACAGCGTTACCTGTGGGTGATGCTCTTGTGCCATGCGGGTGCTGTCGGACCTGTGTTCAAGTTGAGTCCGAGTGATGCGCGAGTGATGTTCAAGTTGCGTCGTAGTGCTGATTTTTCTGTTCTTGAAAATCAAGGGTTTATAAAACTCCATACAGGACAGACAGGACAGACAGAACAGGACAGGACAGTAGCGGCTGCGCCGCGCCCGAAAACCACCCCAAAACCACCCGATTTTTCTGATGTTCCCAACCTAACACCACGGTGGGCGGAGTGGCTTGAGTTTCGGAAACAGGTCGGGTTCAAGGCGTACAAAAC